TGAGGTGCTACTGTAGCAGCAGAAGCAATAGTTGTAGGCTTCTGTTGCTGTTCACTCTGAACAGTTGAAATATCCTGAAAGTTTAAAACTGACATTTTACACTCCCGAATTGATATACCATTTGCCGGCGCCCTTATTCCATACTAACCAGACTGCGCGGTTTTGGGCCATAGCAATACCAACTAAAATATTGCCCGATGTGCCTAAAGAAACCGCGCCGTCCACTGGAATAAGAATAACCATCATTCCACTGGATTGCAGTGGTGAAAGAATAGTTTGAATCGTAGTGCTACCAGTAATTCTAACAATATCAGTCTTGACAGAAATACTGGTAGCCGAAGCAACTACGCTTTCCGATAGTTTAGACTGAGTACCAGGAATCATCCTCCTACCTCCTATATTCCTTAGTAACCAGTAGGAACTGCTAATGCATCAATATAGGCAGTGGCCGCAGGATTATTTACAAATGCCTGGAAGCCATTGACCATATAGAAGATTTCAGCAGTCATAACGCCACCTGAAGGCCCACGAATCTCGAAGATTTTTCTTCCATCAGTTGTATAGAAACCAATAGGAAGAATTTCTCCACGGCCCCAAGTTTCATCGGTAACGAAATCAATACGGGTCTTATCCCAACTGAAATGAGTCTTAATGGGTGCTCCGGCTAATTGCATGTTATCGCCGAAGTAAACATTAAGAGCTTCTTCCTTAGCCTGCTTATGAATAATGGAAATTAACTGACCAATTTCCTCATAAGCCTGCGCCTGACAAGGATGGGTCCAAGCATTTGGCTTGAAATTATTATTCAAACCAACACGATTTCCCATCTTGTTAATCGCTAAACGTGGTAATGGTAATGACAATGCAGCAGAACCACCATTAACACGATTAGAACGAATTTCAGGAGTTGTTGCTCGGCTAAAACCTAACCAAGTTCCAGTAGAAGCATTGGAATGATGATAAGGCACACCAAACAATGCTGGCGTGGAAGCAGGAGAGGTAATACCGTTAGTAACAATCTTATCAGTTGCGATTACACCTGCAATCTGGGGGAAAATCTTAATCTGCTTATTTTCCACATCCCAGAAAGTAATAACACCAGAGCCGCGATTAGTAGCTAAGGTTGCATCAAAAACTTGGACCGTTTGTCCAAATCTCATTAAACGCGCACCAAAGCCATCAGTGGTTAAATCAATTACGTTTTCACCACCAGCGGGCGTATCAGCAGTTACAGTTCCAATTACACCTGTTCCAGGCTGCTGTAACTGTGAATCAATCTGACGGCGTAATTCATCTAATGCTGTAGCAACTAAACGTCTCACAGCATTTTCGATAGATTTACGGTCAGTATTAGTGGACCACTGAGTTAACTTGGTGTATTCAATATTTTCCGACATGAATACGGGCTGTAATACAGCTTTATCCCAAGTTGGCCCACCGCCACGTCCTAAATCGCCACCATCAGGATTAAAATACTGGAAAGAACCCCCAGGTCTTAATTCTAATGGAACGCGCATTTGACGATATGAAATTGTCTCAACATCACGCTTCTTGATGTTGGCATAAAACATATCATCACGTTCAAAAACTGTGCGAACTTTAGGCAGTACTCGCTCTAATTCAAGAGCAACCACCTGCTGTTCATTAACTGCTGCCATAATTTGCCTCACTAATCAGACATTAAAAAATCCCTGTTAGACATACCAGCAGGAATTTGTCCTGGTTTAGTTTTTACACGATTGTCCGATCTTTTAGGTGAGGCATCGGATTTCCTATCCTTTGGTTCTTGTTCTTCTTCTATAGATTCTTCTTTGATTCTTTTACCCATTCCCTTTAATGCTTCGTTTCGAGCCTTTTTAATGACTGAGGCTAACAGTGTTTGTGCTTTTGAAAGATATGCGCTCTGAATCTTACCGATAGATTCTGAGCTAAAATTATTCTTCTCTGCATGTTGCCAGAGTTTATCTCGTAAGGCAGCAAAACGACTATCCTTACTAATCAATTTATATGTAGTTTCTAATGCATCCCGTTCCGCAACTCCCTTAATATAGGAAGTCATAGAATTCTTAGGATCAATATGTTTACCAATATTATGCTTGAGAATCTTTTCAATCTTATCTTCTAAACCACCACGAGCCTCTTCAAATTTTTGTACACTTAAAGCCTTCTCACGTTCTTCAAGTTGTTTCTCTCTTTCAGATTTATCAGGTTCCGCTTTAGATAAAGGAGCAGAACTAGTTAATTTAGCAGTTCCGAATACGTATTGATTTAAAATGGTTGCAGTATTTTCAAGGAGTTGCCCTTGATCTCCACCAACATCCCGACCTTCTTTAACCATATTATAAATTGTTCTTCTGATGATATTTCCAACTACATGATGATATGCTTTCTCATCAACCTTAGCTAGGGACATTAAGTAATTATCTGCAATTCTATTGAATGATTCATTATTTTCCTTTTTAACCGATTCAAGAACTTTGGTTAAATCCCCACCAAGTAATTCTTGTTCAAAATTATCAAGTGTCTCTGCCCGTTCATGCGCGGTTTGGGCATCAGCAGGAGAAGGAAATATTTCAGAATACTTTCTCTCCCTATAATAAGCCTTCTCAAGATAAGGAAAATCCTGGAAAATTTTGGGATACTTACGTAAAATTTCCGCCCGTCTAACTGGCTGAATGATTTCTAAATCATCTTCTTCTTTATCTTCGAGTTCTAATTCTTCTTCAATTTCTTTTAATTCATCAACTTCCTCTTCCTTCTCTTCCTCTTTATCTTCTTCTCCTTCTTTTTCTTCTTTTACTTCTTCATCAGGTTTTTCTTCCTTTTCATCCTTCTCTTCAGGTTTATCATCATCCTTCAGAAGATCATAAATTTCATCAGGACCAATATCAGTCTTTAAATCAATAGAGCCAGGATTAGAATTAGAGAGTATTGACATCTTCATTCCCCTTAATCGGTGCCTCTTTATCAGTTTCTTTGGGCTGTTTACCTACGGATTCGGCACTTTGTTCCGCAGCAGCCATCATAGCAGCTTGTTGCTGTAAAATTTGGAGATGCATTTTAGCGTGTAATAATACATTCTTATAACCTGGTTCATTTTCAACTTTAGCTAATCTACCTGCATCACTTACTAACCAAGAGCGGCAGATTTCAAATTCTATTTCATGATTATCAATATCAGGATCAATTTCTACTGAAGGAATTTCCTGTGGCATCATTGCTTGCATAGCCATAGGATCCTGCGCTACCATAGGATCTTGAGCCATCATAGGATCCATAGTAGGAGGCATTACTATAGGTTCACTATCCAATAGAAGTTTAATCTCTTCATATTGTTTATTCCTGTCATCTTCACCAGGAATATAGAAATCTTCAAGTCCCAAGGACTCACGAATAATGGGAAGATTCTCGGGCGCAGCCAATACCTTCAGAACTTCCTCATTATTCATTTGCATAAGATTCATTACTACGTCCTTCCTTTGGGACCATGTTAAAGGAAGGTTTTCATTTGCCTGTAATTCAAACTTACCAATCTTTCCTTCTAAATCTGCTTTACGAATGAATACATTGATAAACTTTCCATTTGCATCTAATTGAACATCTCGTTCATCAGCTTGAATATTTTCAATATATTGGGGAATAGCCTTACTAAATACTTTCTTCCATGCAATAGTGAACATTTTCCAAAGATTCTGCAATCTCTGTAAAGCCTGCTCACGGGACATCGCATAACCAGACGCAGTTTTCTGTTCCTGTAATGCCCCACCAAATAATGAAGGAAGCGCGCCAGAAACTAATTGTCCCATCTGCTGCACATTTTCACTGAAAGGCATTACTTCCTGTGATAATGTAGCAGTCTTAACTTCAAAAAATGCGTCAGATAAACTATGTCCTGCCTTTGGTTTCGCAGGATATATTGAACCAGGAGTAGTTTCCATTTGCCTGTATCCAGCAAAATTTAAAACTTGAGGATCAGCAAATGTTTGGCCTATTCCATGCTCAATAGTCTGTAACGTAAGAGAAACTAAATCATTCGTAATTTCCTGAATAGAAACTAAAAGCAGGCCCAGAGGATCATGCTGTAAATAATCCGACATGGGATTATAAGTAAGAGTCCATCTTTCATCTAATTTCTCAGGACATGCTTCAGCAAAATCATCATTGGCTAAAACTACTTTGCATCCATCAGGGAAGTGTTTTAGTAATTCTTCCGTCTCCTCTTGCTTCAAAACATCGAACGCGCATGGTCTAAACCAATATTGTCTTTCCGAGATATTATTTGTGGGATATTCCCCTAAATACTGAGGCGATAATCTGCCCCAAGCCTCA